GCGTGGCTATCAACTCCCTACAGGACAAGGGCGACTCAGCTACGATCAAGTACCACAAGGCACTCCAGATCGCTATAGCTAGAACCGGGCGCCTATTGGTTAAGGCTATCCCCAAGGTCTACGATACGCCTCGCACGGTCCGCATCATGAAAGAGGACCAGGAATACAGCATGGCCGAGATCAACGCCCAGGTGTTTGATCAGCAGACTCAGGAGTTCGTTACACTCAACGACCTATCAGCGGGTCAGTACGACGTGATCTGCCGGGCAGGGCCAAGCTTCCGCAACCGACAGCAGGAGACTATCGAGGCAATCATTGAGATGGCTAAGGTTGATCCTTCTATCATCCAGATGGGTGGCGACATCCTCCTGGACAACATCTCTACCCCGGCGGCAGAGCAACTGTCTGATCGCAAGCGAGCCCTAATGATCAAGCAGGGCATCATCCCTATGGATCAGATGACCGAGGAAGAGCTCGCAGAGCAACAGCAGCAGATGGCCCAGGCTGGACAACAGCAAGCACCAGATCCAAACATGGTCTTGGCACAAGCCGAGCAGCTCAAGGCTGAGGCTGAGATGATGCGCTCACAGATCGAGATGCAGAAGCTCCAGAACGAGCAATTCAAGCTACAACTGGAAGCACAGAAGCTACAGACTCAAACCATTGGTGACCAGGCTGACAACCAGATCGACGCATTCAACGCTGAGACCAAGCGCATGGATACGCAGATCAAGGCACAGCAAGCCGGGGCCACGATTGATAACACCTCAGCCAAGACTATGGGCGAGGAGCTAGACAATCAGAAGAAGATGTCCGATATGATGGAAGAGCAGATGCTCAAGTCACGGATCCCATTCATGTCTGAAGCGGAGTTAGTAAGCCTTGCCAACAACTGATGCGATAAAGCAGCTAGCCAACCAGGAGCTCTCAAAAAGGGCGTATATGAGCCGAGACGTATTGGCTAGGGGCAATGTAATGCCTACGGCCGATCGTGGCGCATTCGGCGTTACAGGAGCTCTCACGGACTACGGCACAGGCATGCTGGACGCTGGCAGTTCTGCATTGGGCTACATGCTTGATACGTCTCTTGCAGACATGGGTAGAGATGCTGCTAGGTTTGGCGGTGCGATGGTAGAGGGGATGGTCGAAGATCCGCTAATGACAGCGGTAGACTTTATTCCTGGCGCTGGGCTTGCTATGGGTGCGTACGAGGCAGAGCAACTACGAGGCCAGGCACTCGAGGCGGAACGGGCGGGACAGTTCGACCTGGCTCAATCTCTAAGGTCCCAGGCTGGCGCTATCGCTGCTATGAGCATGATCCCTGGTGGCAGGACAGCTAGACGTGGTGCTCGCATGGATATGTCTCCAGACCAATCCTCTATGCGTGAGCTCTTTGGCGACATCCCAGAGGTGACGAGAGACACTAAGCTTTTAAAGCGTGTGGGTGATGTAGACTCAGTAAACCAAATGCAGGTTGAGATGAGTGCGCCAGAGTTTAATAGGATTAACCTTCTATCTGCCGAGGACCTTATTGATCGCCCCTGGGTCTCAATGATGGCAGACACCTCTCGCAGCGCATTAGAGAACGTCACCTCTATTAATGGCGTTCCTGTTAATGCCGTAATGGAGGGTGGTAGATATTACGGCGCTCAATCTAGAAACCGTGCCAGAAATTCTGCATGGGGCAGTGCCGAGGGAGCTGTTAGCGGAATAGAAAACAGAGCAGCCAGGGCTCAGGCTTTATCTGGGCGTCCTGTAATAGCTATTCCTTACGGGATGGCGGCACCATCACCAGACTTTGCAACTATGACCACCGACATCATGGTTCCTTATGCCAGGCAAATGATGTCTAGGTCAGATAAAAAGCTTTTAGATAAGCGAATACGCGAAGGCACCGGCAAGGTCCCAGGTCTTCCGGAATGGCCAGGAATGGACTCTGCAAAAGCGATGGAATTCTTGGATAACGCTGGAGGCAAAAGAAAACTTGTAACCAACGCCCTTGATGAGTTCAGGGATGCAGGTTCTCTTAATCTGTCTCAAGCAAGAGCAATCATTACAGACCCAGATCAATTTAACCCTAATGTAGGCGATATTGGCTCGGTGTATGAGCTAGACCTAGGTCAATCAAGGCGCCCTGCTTTCCACAAAACCTACTCTACTGATGTGCATGGGCGTATCTTGGGTGGGCTAAACTCTGGTTTTAACATCATGGAATTAAACCCTATTACCGGACCCAAAGGGTTTGAGCTAGACTTTAATCAAGAGATGGCCAGGCGGGGTAATGCAGCGATACCTGGAGGCAAGGTGTCATCTGCGGCAGGAAAAGTTCTGATGGCCGGAACACACGGCGTCATTGACCAGCCCATGGCAGACGAGATGATTAGGCGAGGGATCGTAAGACCTTAACGATTTCTCTTTGCTCGGGCTCTGGAATGCCATCGTAATCCATGAGCTCAAGCAAGTAATCCTCGGTCATGTTGTTTGGCGATATCTTAATAGCTTCGATCCAGGCAAGACTGTCTTGGCTTAGATTGATCATAATAGTTCTCCAGGTAGAGCTATATTGTAAACCCGCAGGGTACCGCATGCAACATATGCTATACTCTGCACAAGCCCACCAGAGCTTATCTGGGCATTTACCCAATTTCGGGGATTATAGGCCACCTGACCTTTTCAGGGCATTTACCTTAACTAAGGGACATAAGCATGAGCGAGCTGATTTCAGACGATTACGATATTGATGACGAACAGGAGGTGATCCTATCTGAAGACCCTACTCCAGAGGTGGAGGAGGAATCCGACTCAGCACCGGATACTGGTGAGGACCAGGAAAAACATGTCCAGTTTACACCGGAGCAGCAGGAGATATTCAACAAGACCGTAGGGGTGAAGGTCGCTGAGAAGAAGGCGATTGAACTCGAAAAGCGTGAGCTTGAACGGCAACTTGAAGAATTAAAGTCTAATGCTCCAGCTCAACAGAAGCCCGTCGTACCGGACCTGCCCGACCCGTTTGCATTCTCAGATGATGAATACAGACAGCGGATACAGCAAAGGGAACGAGCACTGATTGAGCAAGCTCAGTATGACACCAGGCAACGCGCTATCGAAGATAACCGTCGTCAGATGGCATACCAAGAGCAAATGAAGCAGCAAGAAGAGTTAAACGGTCAGATCAAGAGCTATTCTGACAAGGCAACGAAGTTCGGTATTAAACCGGAGGAATTGCAAGTAGCAGGTAACACAGTAGCGCAGTTCGGCATGGACGACACGCTGGTATCTTACATACTGTCAGACGACCACGGTCCGTTGATTACTAAGTACCTGGCTAACAACTTGACAGATCTTGATGAGCTATCTCGCATGCCACCTACCCTGGCGGCAGTAAAGATAGCAACGACTATTAAGCAGAAGGCTGCATCGCTTAAACCCAAAGTTAACAATGCGCCAGATCCACTAGATGCTCCACGAGGAGCAGGATCAGCCCCCAAACCTAAAGGGCCCCAAGGCGCTATATTTGAATAGGAAATGTAAATCATGGCTAATAATCTTAATAGTAACGTCACCCGGAAAGTCGCTCGCGTCTTTCTTGATGCCTTTGAAGCATCACGGGTTCTAACTAAGACAGTAAACACGCAGCTCTTGAGCGGCAAGTTCAATCCGTCTTCTGGCTCTAACGTAGACTTCAAGCGTCCACACGACTACAACAGCATCCGTACTTCTGGTGGTGACATCAGCGGATCTGATAAGTCAGACATCATTGCAGGTAAGGCAACTGGTACGGTCCAGGACTACTTCACTGCTGCCACTGAGTGGGGCAATGTTGAGGAAGCTCTAGAGCTAGACCAACTCGACCAGATCCTCGAGCCTATGGCCCGTCGCATTGTGACTGACCTTGAGCTTGATCTTGGTTCATACATGAACAAGAACGCTTCACTCAAGTATGGTACTCACGGCACTGCTGTTGATGCTTGGGGCGACGTAGCAGGTGCTGGTGCATTGATGGATTCAATCGGCGTTCCTATGAGCGACGAGAAGTATTACATCATGAACCCATTCACTACTACTGCGCTGTCTTCAGCTCAGAACGGTCTGAATGCGGCTGATGGCCTTGTTCGTACAGCATGGGAAAAAGCACAGATCAGCCAGTCTTTCGGTGGCATGATGGCGCTTACTTCTAACGCACTGCCTAGCTACACTTCAGGTTCTACTACTGACCGTGCTGGCGCTTTGGCTTCTGCTCCTGACGCAACTTACGTCACAGCTAAAGACACTATGACTCAGGTTCTTTCTTTGAACGGTCTGGGTACTGGTACTATCAAAGCTGGTGACATGGTAACTATTGCAGGCGTTAA